ATACCTTTAGAATAGAACATTTCACACAATCCGTTCTCTGTTTCAATCAGTCCTAAGGATGTGAATCCTACCTGTCTGATAAGCCATTTAGCTTTTCTGTTGTTTACTTCTATCAAACCTATTGCCATCTTAACAGGACACTTGTTACAGAACTCTGCGAACATGTCCTTAGTTAGTTCAATAGCTTCTCGACCCTTGGCTGTGTCGAAACAGAAGTGGACCCAGTACACACCCGGACTTTTATATTCACCGAAGGCAATGTTATCGCCTTCTTGTAGCGCATAATTCGCTTCGACCGAGAACCAGTCCTCTACATTGAATGTAAAATAATCCGGGTGCTTATCAGTGACTCTCCTGCATTCAACAGGATCAGTTAAACGTTTCATTAGGCGCCTTGTACTGTGCAGAACCAAGAGCCAAGCGCTTTATTGTAGATGCAGCGCATCGAGCCGTTAATAGGTGCTGCCCAATCAACCCCACCGTTACCCTTCATATTCGAAGCTGTAAAGTCGATGGTTGTTAAGGTATCACGAATGAGCATCACGACCTCTTGTCCGTCATAACCATCCAGCAAATTACTGATTAATGTACCGGCAGTGTTCGCTGTTACAAAAGCATGACCGTACAACACAGAAGGTGTGGTGCTGTTTGCAGTTAGAGTCCTCATGTCCTTCCACGTTCCTGCAAAATCGGTAACGTGGTTGGTGACCATATTGCCGCTGTAAGTGCCCTGCGCATCAAGCAGCATGCCAATCGTGCCCGCAGCATTGTTGCCACGGATCATGTTGTTTTGCGCCATGGGCCGGGTTACGGTGCTGGTGAATTGCAGTCCTCGCTGCGCGTGATTTTCCAACAAATTGCCGCTGACGATCACATCGCTGCTGTTATCGACATAAATGCTGTTCAGGCCTGAGCCTTTTACAGAGTTATCTGCGACTCTTAGCTCAGAACAATACACAAGCTCCATACCACTAAGAACAGGATTACGAATTGTATTACCGCTTATAGAGATAAGTTCACGTTGACCAACTGTGACAGTATTAGCTACATAAATCCCTCTCAACGTTGTAGCATCTATTATGTTATTTGTAATAGAGATGCGACCACGACGAACAATCTTTATACCGTCTTTAACCGTAGTGTTGATGGCGTTCCCAGAAATTCTGCCAAACCCAGTTGATGCACCAAAATCATTAGGGTCTCCAACATAAATACCCCACTGTCCTGCATTCAAGATTGAGTTATTTACAATATCTACCTGAGTGACATTTGTAGCTCCAATAGCACCGGGTGCAAGCTGTTCAACAAAAACAACAGCACCAGTGTGCGTACCTTTAATGGTGTTGCCTTCAATCAACGTATTCTCTGCGCCTTGGGCGTAGATGCCTGCTCCAAAAACATAACCAGCAGTCGAACTGGCAACCGCCCCTGTTATGTTCTCTACTCTATTACCTACAATAATTGTGCCTACAACACTTTGATTAGGGATTTCAGGCGCTGTCTGGGCATTACGATAAGCCATAATACCATAGAGTTTGCAATCACGGACGTAGTTGCCAATGATCTGATTGCTATCACAAATATCACCACTAACAATAGATTGTACACCGATACCAACGCCATTGCCGCTTACGCAGTGATTGCCTTGGACAATATTCTTACTAGAGCTGTATTGGATGTAGATATCACCACGAATGGCGTCTTGATACATTGAGTTAGTTGCAGGGCTTTCAATAAGCCAGTTATTCAGTATCTTGTTGTTGTTAGAATTAGTTACACCAATACCCCAACCAAGATGATTCTTAACTGTGCAACCACGTACTTCGCAACGCTCTGATCCACCACGGATATCGACACCTAGGCCATCAGTATAACTACTAGTAGAACCACAAGCCCAGATACCAAGATCAATCACTTTGGAGCCAGTTCGACCCGGAACAGCGATTACGTTTGCATTGGCTGTGGTTTGACGGATCATAGAGCGTACCCCTTCTCCGAAGATCATCTGGCCGTCAGCTACCAACAGCTCAGAACTGATACGATAAAAAGCCGTAGAGCTGGTAAGAGGGGGTACATAAACATTACGGCCCGTGTTGAGGGCTGTTTGAATGGCTGTCGTACTATCAAAACCAGAGGTGCTAGTTGTGCTTGCAGCTCCATAATCAAGTATATTAGCTGCTGTGACTACGCCTTTAACAAGCGAAGCCCCTTTATCGCTTGACAGAGAGGCAAGATCATTACGCAAATTATCTAATGGGTCTTGATCATACGCAGTTCCGTCTGAAAAAACTATACGTCGTCTATAAGTAATGGTAGGATCAAGATAAACAACAGGTACAAGTGTACCAGCGGGGACGGTATAAGGATTAGCAGCCGAAATTGTAAGTGCTTTATCAGTATAGATTGGCGCAAGCACTGAACTATTTGTATTATAAAAATACACAGTAGCAGAGACTATACCACCAGTCTTAGAAATAAAGCGGTTCATGTCAAAATAGTTGAGGACGCCAGTCATTAGTTTTCCTTAAAAAGATACCCAAGCAGTGCCGTTATCAAACACAGGAGTCTTGATTGCTCCACCCCCTACAAGAACTCCTAGATAGGTAGGCAAGGTAGCGTCAGAAACACATGCGATCCGTCCAAGAGTGCCAGCCGAAGGAAGCGTAGAAACGGTGTAAACCTTAAGCCCTAACAGCGCGTTGATTGCGACAGTTACTCCGTCGTCAGTCAAGCTAGAAGGTAGCCAAGGCGAGGTTCCGTTACCTTTAGGTACTGTATTTACTGTGAGCGATGTTAGGCCTGTGCCTCCGTTAGGAGGAAGAACAACACCCGTGACGTTTCCCGCAGTAGTTGCAGTAGCGGCACTTCCTGTTGTGTTTTGGTTCAGAGTTGGAATATCTGTTGCAACAATAGATCGAAAGGCTGGGGAGCCTGCTGAACTAGTAGGCCCCGAGAAAAAAGTAGAAGCTGGTCTACTTTCTGTCAGGGTTGTGGAGACTACATCAACTGTAGCAACATTCTTTTCCAGATTAGTTAGCAGGCTATCCCAGTACCTTTCAAAGAGCTGGGGTGTATCCTTCCAATGCAGCGGAAGCCTAGGTAGTTTTAACGTCATACAGAATCATTCAATGTTACACCGTCAAGACGGAAACTGGAGATTTGACTAAAACGGAACTCAAAGTATCTGCCGGGTCTATTAAAGCTCCCTAGCGATCTAAAACGAGACGTAGTCTCATAACCACCTTTCAGGCCTAGTGTTTCTTGGTAGTACTCAACCCAGCTAGCACCGCTATTATCAGACCAGCGCATCTCTATTAGAGGACCATCTGTGTAGTCTGGTGTATAACCATAATTAAGAAAGAGAGTAACAGCCTGACACACAACTGAGTTATTGGTAGAGTTAGGAATAAAACCACTCACCTCACAAACAATGTAGTCAGAAGAGCCATCCACTCTATTGCTTGACAAGGTATAAATAACATTCTCTTTATTGTTTGTGCAATAGATGGTGTCGTTTACCTGTAAACCAAGAGATGCGTCCCAAGTCTCTTTCATGTAGCTTGACCACCTATACCACGTGCCCACAGTGATATCAAACACAAGAGTCTCGTTATCGGTAGTAAGGATGTAGAAGTCGTGGCGATTGGTTCTGAAGGACCAAGCAGTAAACGTAGAAGAAAGCTTAAGAAGTTCTTCAACAGATTCGTCGCTGATCCTATTGGGTACACCCTGAGCAAGAACTACTTCTTTGGTGGGCGTCACCCAAATTAAGCAAGGTAGAGAGTCTTTGTTGCAACGAGCAAGAGAATTTCTATCTGCACATCCGGTAGTGTAGACTCTACCACCAATACGAATAAAAGGCGCAGCAGGGTCTCCTGAGTCAGTGAAGATTTCAACAGTAGACTGACCAATAGCCCACATCTCGTCACCGATAGAAGTTACTGTAACGATATCATCTGGGTTACGTTCTGCTGAAGTAAAGTTCAGTGGGTCGATTGTTGTATCACCCGGAGCAACCCAGTAGAACTTGTTGCTATCAATTATGCTAACAATAAAGTAGTTATCAAGACTTGTGACATCTGAGACCTTAAGACCGTCAGGAATAACCACATTAGTCAGAGTAGTACCATCGTAAAGGTAGAGATTACCACCCGAAACAATAGCTGTGTGGTAGATACTAGAAGCAAACGAGCAAAGGTCAGTGCCTTGGATTGCTCCTAGGTTTGTATAAGAATTGGCACTATTCAACAAGTAAAGACTGGTGTCGATTACTGTATAGACGTTGGTCTTACCTTGTCCGTCTTGACAGTAGATACCTCTGACAATTGAGCCAGAAGCTACTGTACTGTAGACGGACAAAGAAGGACGAGATACATAAGACACACCAGACAAGCTGATAGGGTTTTCTACAATGTACATGTTACTCAGCTTCAGCCGAGGTACTTTTTGAGTCAAAGACCCAAAGTCAGACTTGGCTAAATCAATGAGAGGCATTAGTTAGAGTACCCTGTGTTGAATCGTTGACTGGTGTCGGTATAAGGGCCGTAGTTGCGATAGTACTGGTAAGGTATACCCGGAGTACGCATCAAAGCTTCTTCTGGGCGCTGTTCAACAGTCTGGTCGTACCGTGCTCTAAAGCGTGACAAAAGCCTCTTGTAAGCCTGAATACTTTGTGGATCAATCTCTTGCTTGTTACGAGGATTGATTCTCATCGCTAGGCCAATTACAAAAAGGTCTTCAAACTCTGTGGGGAATGGAAAATAATCATTCAGACCAAGATTAGATACGTTAAACCACGTAGCAATATCGCCTCTGTAGAAATATTCTTTGTTGTCCCCATCAATATTAAGAATAGCCTGAGTATTACCACTAATCAGTCTTCCGTTACCGTTAACGGTTACGTTGTACAAAGACCAGTTATTTGAGGCATCTATAAGGGCAATTCTTTCGCCGTCTTCCGGGTAAGGGTTAAGGGTGAGAGTCTGTGCTTGAGTGTTATTAAAAACTATACGAGAATTACGAGGCGGATACCAACCCGAAGGAATAATCGCAAGGTTAAAGTATCCGTTCGTATTAACGTTATTATTACCCACAGCAATAGGAGTCAGAGGGTCCCCTGCTTCGTTACCAAACACAGACCGAAGGAACCGGTTAAAAAATACAAGACCCTCTTCCTGTTCTTTAGGGTTAGGGGTCTGCCCAATAGCAATGTTGTTACTTTCACGATAGGCGTCGGTAATGATTTGTGAAACAACAGTACTAGTGTTGTTATTTTGTTGTACAACAACAGCCATTGGTTACCTTTCGGGATACAGTATAATTATGTATTAAGAGAGATCGGAGTGGTTAGGCTGGTTCACGACCGCAGTTCCCAACGTCCCGCCGCAGCGTTGTAAATTAGCCAAGCGCCCGCAGCATCATTGACCACAATGTCAGCGCCCGTCCCGGTGAAAGTCTTTGTCCCCGCCGATCCGGTGTTATGCTTGACCGTGAACGTGCCGCCCGTCGTAGCGCGCAAGGTGACTTCCTGCCCATCGTAAGGCGTGCCTCCATTCGGCCCGAGGATGTCAGACAGAACGCCGCCAGTTGTCACGAGATGGTATTCAAAGATGGGGGTTATCGCCCCCGTCGCAACCGTCAGCGTCGTGGTGCGTCCGCGCTGCGAGGCAGTCGCGCCCGTCACAAGGACTGCATTGTATTGCCCAGTCGGGAAATACGCTTTGCCTGAAACCGTGTCCGGGTTGGTAATGGTCAGGCTGCTAGGGTTTGATGCCCGATAGCGCACGTTGATCGGGACGGGATTAGTTGGGCTGGACTGTGCCTGAATAATGCGCGACACAGTACCAGCCCCGGAAATGCGGACCTCCGCATCGTAAGAGAGCGCCACAGGGCTCACGTTCTGCCAGTTCGTTGTCGGTGCGGCATTGTGAAACCACCAAAATGCTGCCGTGATGTGGTCGGTGTTGATTACGTGGACGCCCCGGAAATTATAGACGTTGTTCATCCGCCCATCGACATAGCCGGTCACGCTTTCCGCACCTTCAAGGGCAACAAACGTATTGGATGAGGGATCAAGTGCAATTGAACCAATCCGCGCATCGGCAATGCTTCGAATATAGCGCCCCCCGTATTTCCAGCCAGAACCCGCACCGCTTATTGCAAAACGGCCAAAATCCAGAGTGCCGTTGGCAACGTCAGCATTGCCGGAAGGCTGGATATTTGTGGAGTTCATCCGGAAGGAGAAGTCGTCAATATATGGCAAGATAGGTTGGGCTGATTGCAGCGGACCTCGCAACCCAGCGATGGCTGTCATCGTACCGGGGAAAGTTGCGTTGAACTCGATTTCAACTTTGCCGATGCGAGGCACGGACTTGTCGAACTTCACGACGAACGGCTGCACGCCGCCTGTTCCGAAAGCCATTGAGTTGACTTCGACTTTTACGGTGCCAATCGTGATGTTGCGCATTTTTGTCGCGTCGTAGCTGCCCACGTTGCGGAAAACCGAAACCGAACAGGCACTGCCACCATTGCACACACAGGCAATTGAGCCGATATGCACATCACTCATGTCAGCGTTTGCATCAGCAGATGTGTAAAGTGCCACGAACTCGTCATAACCATCACCGGTCGCAATAATCTGCCCGATATTGATGTCGCGCGATGCACGCGCCGGATCGCGCGAAACGATGAATATGCCGCCTTGGCTTGAGCCTTGCGCGCGGGTCAGGTTGATCGTGTCAATCGTGACGCCCTGAATGCCTGAATAGAGATAGAGAGGGGTCGCGCTGCTAGCATAGACACCCGTGCTGGTCGAATTGAGGTAAAGGTCAGTCGCGGCAAACTTGCTCGTGTTCTCGAACAACAGACCCGCCTGAACTGTGCCGGTATCCACCGTCCGCGTAGTGTTAATCGTTGCGCGGTCCAGAAATGTGATGCCCACGGTCGTGCGGCCATAGCCTGCCGATGCCGCCGATTTGGTCAGGATCACACCCACCGTCCGGTTTGTCGCTGAACCGCGCTGCGTGAATGCATTGTCAATGATGCAATTGATTGAGTAGCCGTTGAACCGGATCGCGGTATCGCCCAAGTACACGTTGCCGCGTAGGTTTACGTTGCCGGTTAGCGCGCCCGGAACGCCTGTGCCATCGAGCGCATCAATCCACGCCTGAAATACAAGGCTATCATCGCTCGTGCCGATTGTGCCGAAAAACGAAATCGGCACCCCTGCTGTGTCGGACACTTTGTCGAGATCGCCAGTTGTGCCGGCAATTGCCACGCCGATGAGCGACGCGCCTTTGCCCGTAGCAGTGCTGGCGAGGTCTGTGGCGAAGGTATAATCTAGCCCCACATCGCCATCAAGAATAGCGTACTGGTAAACTCCTGCCGCATTGTAATATCTACGAGTATAGCGACCGGAGGCTACATAGAAATCAATATACCCTTTATCAGTAGCTTTTACCCTGTTACCTGAAATAGCTGCAGTACCAGCCCTATTGGAGTAAATTGGAACTGCAGGAGCAACTATAGGATCAGTATCTGCAGAACAAAGATCAACAGACCAGTTGTTCTGCGCTACTCCATTACTATCCTGAATACTCTCTTGGTAATGAAACATGAAACGGTCTGTCCTTAGAAATTAAGCAGCAAGTGTACCTGTAGCACCAGCACCTGTAACAACAGTACCGCCACGAGGTCCGATGTAGAATGGCAGTGCGTACCAAGTGCCAGCAACACCAGTAAAAGAAACAATCTGAAACGCAGCGCCCTGATCGGTAGTGCCGTTAACAGTAAAAGTACCTGCACCGGTGCAAAAGATTCCGCCGATGTTGTCACCGATAATAGGCGTAGTCGAAGAGGCAAGAAGCACTACTGGATAGTGCATCATTTGGATATGACCGGCCATTAAAAACCTTTCTGTAAAAGAAACCCCTCCCATAGCAAGAGCCGTCTAGGCGACTTAAGCCAGAGGGGAGGGGCGTATTAATTAGCCGTTCAGACGGACGATGCGACGACGGTCACGGACGTTGGCAGTCAGTGCGACGTCGAAGCGGACACGGTGATCGCCAGTAAGGAACGCCGAGTCGCGCCACATACGGACACTCACCGGAATCTTAGTCAGCGACTTACGCATACCGATACCCGTAGCAGGCATGATAAGGTCGGCAGTATTCACAACAATGGCCTGCTTCTGCAGAATCGCACGGGTACGGACAGCGTTCGAAGCAGTCGTAATCCACGTAACGGCACCACCGCTCGCCGGAGCCACAGTCACAGTCGCGTTGGCGTTGTTGACGTTGATGTCACCACCAGTACCAGTACCGGGGACGATGATCGCCGGGAAGATACGCATAGCGGCGATGTTGCCCGAACCGTCAGCGGTGTAGGCAAGAGCACCCGGC